TTGAAAACATGCGACCAATATTATTTAATTAGTAGCGATTGTCACCGATACTTAAACCGTTTAACGTTTAAACGAAGAAGATTGCAAGTGCTAACTGCTGAATTTTTAATGAAGATTTTAGTTAAGCAAAATTACCAATGCGCTTTAACTGGGAAAGAATTAACATGTATTTTGGAGGTTGGGAATAAATGCCCGACAAACGCCTCTATCGATAGGATAGATGCAGGCGGCTCATATCAAGAAGAAAATGTTCAGCTTGTATGTGCCGCAGTAAATAGTTTTCGCAACAAAATATCTTTGCCTGAGTTCATTGCTTGGTGCAAAGCTGTAACAGAACACAATTTAAAAGAGGAACATCATGTCTGAAAGAAATTGGAAACAAGAATACAAAACGCAGAAAGCCCGTGGCGAACACGAAGACAGGATGGAACGCCAACGTGCAAGGCGCAAGCTTGATGCCAAGGGTGTGACCCGACTCGGTAAGGACGTGGCACATGTGAAAGCACTGAGTAAGGGTGGATCAAACGCAGATGGCATCCGCCTTGAAAGCCCCAGCAAGAACCGTTCGTTTAAACGCACATCATCTGGCGCAATGAAATGAACGCTGAGTTTGTGGAGCAGTTCCACTTTCATGAATCTACACGGGTAGCTTGCCCGTTCTGTTCTGCCGAACGCAGAAAATCAAATCAGAAAGACATGACCTTAACCCGCAAGCAAGACGGGGCGGTCGTGTATCACTGCCATCATTGTCAGACTAGCGGCTCAGTACAACCACAACAGGAGAGAAAATTGTCAGCAGTACCCAACCCCAGTATTGTTTCAAACAAACTGCAAGCATCCCATTACGATTGGTTAGCCCAACGAGGGATCTCAAAACAAACCGCAGACAAGATGAAATTGTTTGCCGCTGAGAAATACTTTAGCAAGCTAGGCAAGAACGCAGATGCCATAGGCTTCCCATACTTTAGACAGGGTGCATTGGTTGCCGCCAAGTACAGATCATTCCCTGAGAAAGACTTCACCCAAGACGCAGGCGGTGCGCATGACTTCTTTGGTATTGAGCACGTCGTGAAGGGTGAACCCATCATCATTGTCGAGGGCGAGATTGACTGCCTCACTGCGATTGAGTGTGGTTTAAACAACGTAGTTTCTGTTCCTGCTGGCGCTCCGATTAAAGTTGCAGACGGTAAGGTTCTACCCTCAGAAGACAAACGGTTCTCTTATGTTTGGAATGCTCGAGAGATCCTTGACTCAGCACCGTATGTAATCTTGGCGACAGATCAAGACACCGCAGGCCAAGCACTTGCCGAAGAGTTAGCAAGACGTATTGGTAAAGAGAAATGCAGGCTTGCCAAGTTTGCTGTGAAAGATTTAAACGAAGCACACTTGACTGACCCGTCTCGGACATTGGGCACGGTGCAGTCGATCATCGACAGCGCGGTCGCGTACCCGATCTCGGGCATCAGCGATGCGTCCACATACGAAGACCGTTTAAACGATCTGTACACGAAGGGCACGGGCAAGGGATTCTCTACTGGGTACACATCGGTTGATGAGATCTACACCGTAGCACCAAGCCAACTGACCGTGGTCACAGGGTATCCGTCCTCGGGCAAGTCCAACTTCATTGATCAGATCATGGTCAACCTTGCGCAGGCTCATGACTGGAAGTTTGCTGTTTGTTCATTTGAGAATCAGCCTGAGATTCACATCAGTAGGTTGATGGAGATCTACATGCGCAAACGTTTCTTTGAGGGTAGGGATCGGATGTCGGAGCAGGACAAAGAGACTGCGTTTAAATTCGTTAAGGATCATTTCCTGTTCATCGATACGAACGGGGAAGAGCCAAGCACCTTGGATTCAATCCTTGAGAGGGCACGAGCGGCAGTCAAACGCATGGGTGTGCGTGGCCTGATCATTGACCCGTATAACTACATCGAGTTGCCACGGGGTGACGGCACAGAGACAGCCGCCATCAGTGACATGCTCACCCGTGTGCAGAAGTTCTGCAAGGCTCATGACGTGCACACATGGTTCATTGCTCACCCGTCTAAGATCACCCGTCAAGGCGTGGAACAGCCCCGCCCTGACGGGATGTCGATTGCGGGGTCGATGGCGTGGTGGGCAAAGACGGACTGCGGCCTGACGGTGCACCGAAAGGATCACCACGTAGAGATCGCAGTATGGAAGTGCCGATACCGTTGGGTCGGGACACAAGGTGAAACAACCATGCTTTACAACAAAACAGCAGGGACTTACTCGGAGAACTTAGATGCATTCTGAAACCACAGGCTCACAACATGAGCCATCACATGAGCCACGTTTAAACAAGCGTCAGGAAATCTCAGACGACTACGGAGATCCTGAGTTGCTGTTCCTGAGTGAACCCGAATTTGATGAGGCCATCATCGGGGTGTCTCAGCGCATCGGTCAGCAAGACGTGATTGCGTACGACTACAGCAAGGTCTGCGATGTCGTGGCAAAGCTGATCAATGACGATGACATCATGAACGTGATCGACTACGTGGAATATAACGTCATGGGCGCTTACGTGGGTGAGCGAACACCCATCTTTATACACGTTGTTTAAACAGCAACCAGCAAAAGGCGGAACCAGCAGACACGTTTAAACGCATGTCTGTTGGCCAAAAAAAAGGGAGCCGAAGCTCCCCTTTTTTATTGTGCAGTTGCGACTGCTTGAAAGAAATTGGGAAAGTAGCCACACAATCGTGGCTCTCTGTCCCTGCCCATCTTGTAGACCCTCCACAGTTTAGATCGGTAGACAATGTAACGCTCCCCCGTCTCAACGAATCGCTCATGGTTGACTAGGTCAATCAGTGCGTCATGTTTGTAGACGGTCTTGAGGAACGTGGGATCGGACTGGGTGATTGCCTTGACTCTCATCAGTGCAACTCAGCAGACGTTGGGTTGGATGATCTCTCAACGTGGTACAGGAAGCTGACGGCCTCCAAGATCTCCCTTTTGGGGATCTCATGGAACACAGCTAACGACATTGCGGCTTTTAGAAGCAAGCCCAAGACATCATTGTCGTCAAGCTTGGAAGCTTCAACCCAGTCTAAAAGCAAGTCGTACCCTGCTTTCATGCGCTCATATTCTGCGTCATCATTCATCATGGTTGGTCTCCTTTTCCATGTAACGAACTAGGGATTGAGCACCCTCGGTCTGCATTTTGCTGATAATCTCATACATCAGCGGGGCGATGGCAATCAGACGGGCGTTGGCTCTCTGAGTCGCAGTTGGTAGGTTTTTATTGGTGCATGAGGCAATAATGCTTTGCCCCTCATAGTCCCAAACAGTTGAGTTCTGCGCACACCAAGGGTAAGGCGTTATGTGTTTAAACATGGTCATGGTCTCCAATAAAATAAGTCAAGCATTACGACAATCAGGCCGATCAGGAACACAACACGTTCCAGTTTTTCCCACAGTGAATGGTTCATGATTGCACCTCCTCTACGCTGTAGATGTCCCAGTCACCGTCACCCTTGTCGATGAAGGTTGACCCATCTAAATCACGGGCAAGCTCCTCGGCTTGCTCGTAGTTCTCAGCCTCCACGTATGCGTAGAGGTATGACACAGATCTAGCCCACACTTTGTAAGTTTTCATTTGTTGGCTCCCTTGTTGAATGATTCAATCCACGTATACAGAGCAAAGCTTGCCTGTTTGCGGGAAAGGCCGAACCTTTCCATGATGTAAGGGGTTGCCCCGAACATGTTGATGCGTCCTGAGTCACGCAGGGCGACCAAAAATTCATTGATTTTTTCTTGCATTGTTTCTCTCCTTAACTACTGGTTTCATTTTGTTGTGGGGGGAGGGGTCACCCCCTCCCTCATGCGGCAAGCTTCAGCTTGGTGAATGCGACCGTGCCCATGTCTGCGAGGTTGTCAATCTGCACAGCGTTGGGATAGACATGGTCAACGGCCTGTTGGATGCCGATGCCAATCGTTGTGATGCCAAGGCGGGTGCCTGAGTTGCACTGGTCACGGGTAGCGTCAGGGTCACCCTCACCGTCAGTCACCACAAAGCAGACCTTGCGGGACTCGGGCCTGCGGTGCAGTAGACCATGAGCAAAGTTGACAGCACCGTAGTCATTGGTGCCCCCGTTAGCGTTGATGCGCTCGAGCAGGGGCTTGGCCTTTTGGTACGTCATGCCCCAAGGTTTCAGCACAGAGATCATGTTGCTGAACGTCACCACACTGGTAGCGACACCGGCCTGACCAAGGGTCAACAGCAGGGCATAGCAGACCTCGACAGCGCTCTGCATCCGCTCATTGTCCATCGAGCCGGAGCAGTCGAGGACAATCGTCACGGCTGAGTCGATACCTGCAACCTCCGACCTGCGTTTAAACAGGCGGTCGCTGTGACCGATGGATGCCAAGGCATTGACGTTGAGCGAGCCTTGCTTGCGGTTGATGTTGAACTCCTCAGTGCCTGAGTTCTCAAACATCCTGCGGATCTCATAACGAAGTTTTGCGGGAACCATAATTCACCTCAGAAGTTGATAGGCCAAATGGCGCTTTGATTATTTTGGTAGACGTGGTAAGCGTCACGGGTAATGACCCACTCACCAGTCGCACCGCCTGCACGGGCAGACTCACCGATGGGAGGGGTTGGCTCAGTAGAGCGGGGCTTAACAACAACCCGCACCTTACCGTTGGGACGCTGTTTTAAGCCCTTGATGGGGGACTTGGCTTCTCCCACATCATCCCCGTCATTTGCGGGGCTTGTAGGGGGCTTCTCGCCCTTTGTAGGGCCATTGCCTGAGTCGCCTCCATCTTTGTTCCCGCCCTCCTCATCGGAGGGGTCACCGTCATCGCAGGGCTTGCCTACGTCAGTGCCATCGTCACTGGGTCTTGATGGAGGGGGAGGGTCAGGGTTGACGGGAGGTTGAGGGGGTTGCAGTTTGCACAGTTCAGCAAACAGCCACTCAGCCACAGCCCATGTGTCACCTGTGTGGTTGCACCTGTTTAAACGTGCGCAAGCTTCATCAAACAGGGGACGCAAGCCACGGGCGAGGGGCACTTTGACAGTGCCATGCTTACGGGCATAGACGGCAAGGGCAAAGGGGTATTGACGTGGGTCAGACCAATCGGTCACCTCAGACAACCCCTCGGAGGCCATGCGGTCAATCAGCGTGGTGAGTAACTGTTCCACGTTGCCTGTCACCTTGCGTTGCACGGCACGGTTCTCGATGAATGCATCCTCCAAGGCGTTGTGCAATTGAATCAAGTAGTCCACGGCCTTAGTATCGATGGCACTAAAGTTGGTATACATCCAGTGCAACAACTCGTGCAAGGCGTAGCCTGTGTAACGCTCGAGGTCAGCACGGGTCAGCACTGCATCATCTGCAATGTTGGTGATGTAGACCCGACCCTGACGGTCGATGGCGGCTGTTGGTACGTCACCCCGAAAAACCACGGTGACGTTGGGCAAGTTCAGATCTCGAGCGATCTTGTGAATTGCCGCAGTGAGGGCGGGACGGAATTCCCATCCGAAGTATTTTGCTTTTGTCATTTGGACTCTCCTGTTATAGCCAAGACTTGATGTCTTGTTCATTGATGTAAGCGGCCTTGATTGCGTCAAGGGCGGCACGGGACTCAGCGGGTTGGCGTGAGGTGATGGCAGAATGCCAAGCCTTGTCAACACTCAGCACCGACAGACTGCGAATGAATGCAAGGGCAGAACGAATAGATGGGGCATCGATGATGTCGCCTGTGTCAACCTTGGCACGGGCGGCATTGATGGCATCTACCACGTGGCAGGCCAAAGCCTGATGGCAACCAGTGTGACGCACCAGTGCGTCAACCTCTTGGTCACGGGGTAGGAATTCAAACTGAACAACATGCGAGAAGCGATCAGCCAGTGATGAATTCATTTGGCGTGTCCCTGCGTAACGGCCTGATGCATCACCGTTGGTCAGGGTGTTATCAGCGGCAAAGACCAACACACCGTTGGCTCTGCGCTGAACCTGACCTCCGAAGTTGACGGCACTGTTAGGCTCGAGCAAACCGTTGAGGGGGGCAAGCTCACCCGCATCACAGTTTGAGATCTCATCGAGCAAGATCACAGTCGATGGCGAAGTGAACGCAGTCAGGAAAGCACCACGTTTAAACACAGTAGCACCGTTCTCAAGGCCAACCGAACCGATGTAGTCCTCGGTTGTTGTGTACTTGTGGAAGTTGATGCGAGTGAATGAGCGGCCTGTGCGAGCGGCAAACTGCTTGGCGGTCTCTGATTTGCCAGTGCCTTTCTCGCCTCCGAACCACAGGTTCTCGCCCTTGTTTTGAGCCAACAACAGGTACTCGAGAATATCCTTAGACCATACGAAGTTGGGGTCAATGGCAGGGGCATCGGGTGCATTCCAAATGTCAACGTACATCTCATGCCCGTGGCAGTCGAGTACTTGCACACCGAACACGTCAAGCACAGTCCTCTTGTCAACGATTGTGGCGGCAACCGTGGCGGCAACAGCGGCCTCAGCACCTGCATCGACCACAGCCTGTTTAAACGGGGCGAATGCCTTGGCAACAGCGGAGGCCACGTCAGCGGCAACCTTGGCATCATCGACCAGTGAGGCGGCTTGATTCTTTGCGAGGTTGTCAAGGCTGATGCGCACGTTGCTGATGTCACCGGCAATTGCGGCAACCGAACCCTCAAGGGCACGGGTAGCGTCAAGACCCTGCAATGCGTAGGCATGGGCACGGTTGGCAACAGCCTCGAGGGCATCGATCTTGGCAGTGTCAATCGCAGTGGCGGCAGTCTGCACGGCAGGCGTGGCATTCATCACCTGATCGAGGGTCAGCTTGCCTGCATCGATCTGATCAGCCAACCAGTTGATGCGGTCAAGCTTGTTGTTCAAGTGGGAGGGGGCGCTTGCGGCAATGGTAGCGCCAACGATTTTGCCGATGGGGATAGACAGCAGGCGGTCTTTTGTTGTGAGGGGTTTTGTCATGATTTCTCTCCTATGTTTAAACGGGTCAGGCAAGGGCGAACATGTCGCCACAGCGGCAAGTGGGAAGCTCAACGTCACCGTGGGCGTTGTAGACCCACTTGGCGGTCATGCGAATACTGCATTGGCATGTTGGGCACTTGGCAAGCAACATGCGTGTGCCTTGGGATTTGTGCACTGTACACGTCAACCTTGGCGTGGGGGTAGATGCCCAGTGAATCGATGATGGCCTGATAGGCATCAGTGAAAGCCTGACCATGAGTCACCTCTTTGTAGGGGTTTGACACAGTCCCTGATGGGAGGATGTGCATGGCATCAGCGACACGGGCATAGGCCAAGTTGGTCACATTGAGAGCGCCCTTGGCGGTGCGGCACAGTTGAGAAATCAGGGTCTCGGTTACCTTGGTAGGGTTGTCGAGGATCGGGGAGATGAAGATCTCATAATGCCCGTCAGCGCTGTTGGTATTGGGGATGCACTCGCCCAACACCTTGAAGCCTGATCGCTTGGCATTGGTAGGGTAGGCACAGGCGACCCGAATTTCAGCGGGTAATGTGTGACCACGGGAAGAGAAAAAGGGACGCAGTTCATCGACTGCGGCATTGAGCCAGTCCTCACGGTTGGCGTGGATGGGTAGAAGTTCCATAGTAGGTCTCCGAAGTAGTGCGACATTGCACTGCATTGCCCCCGTGCGGAGGGGCAACACGCTGTAATGTCAAAGCTTGGCCTGTCGATCTCTGATGGCATCGATCTCAGCCCACAGCTTGATGTAGTAGGGGTCATCAGTGGGTAGATGACTATTCAATTGCAGGGTCAGGTGACAGTCGTACAGGGCACGGGCACACATGTTGCTGTCGTACTCTGCAAACTTGTTGCGACACTGGGCGGTCAGTTCACCGTAGGTCATGCTGTCACCTTGCGGTTGAGGCATTCGTTATAGGTGCCAGTGAAAAAGATGCGGTATCCGTTGCGCTCAACGTCACCCTTGCAGACGATGATGTTGCCGTGGCGGTCAATCTGTGCTGTATACATAGTAAATCTCCGAAGCAGTGCGAAAGTGCACTCCAATGCCCAAGGGCATCAGACTGAACTCTTTCAGTCCTACGTGGTGCGATCACCTGTAGGGTAGAGAGATCTGCACTCCCCACTGTACTTTGCCCTCACGGGTCAGTGGATCTAAGCGGTAATCTCTGCGCTAAGCTCCATTGTAATAGCGTTTAAATCAGGGGTGCAATAGTTACTTGAGCAAACTGTAGGGTTATTAATTGGTGACTGACGACAATATATATATGTCAGGGGGTCAACATGCGTTTGAACTACAAAGTATTCATTCTGTAGAAAATGTAACACTTGGGAGAAAAGTATTAAAAAACGCTAAGAACGGCTCAGGATCGTTTAAAACGGGGAGGGGTAGGGTAGGGGTGCCAAAACTGCAAACGGACGCTCCTAGGCCCCTTAAAATCGATTCTAGAGGCCATAGGGTTTACCCTTATTTTGTGGATAACTATGCCCTTTTTGTCCACATTTTGTGGGGATAACTTTCAGCCTGCTGTGGATAACGTGGGAAAACCCTAACTGCACCAAAATGAATAACCTGTGGATAACTTTCGGACTTATCCACAGGCTTGGACAACCTGTGGATAACTGTGTACAATGCGAACAGTGCGTTACCGTACATCAGTGTATGGTGATGGGGTCGGGTGTGATACTGCATGGAGCGTTTAAACATGAGCAAGGTGACCAAGGAACAGTACAAGGCAGAGTTGGACGAGGCACTGCAAGCGGAGGACTGGCTCGAGGGTGACGAAGGCCACGCAGATCTTAGCGAAGCGGAACAGTTAGCCCATGCCGCAGAGAAACCAAAGCTAAGAAAGGATGGGGAAGTAAAGGGATCAGAGATCAGAAGACCCAAGCCCTTAAGTGCACGTCAAGTACTATTCTGTCAAGGTGTTATACAGGGGAAAAGCCTACGGCAAGCATACAGGGATGCCTATGCAAATGACACTGGATCAGATGCAAGCATCAGCGCATCAGCAAACAAACTGATGAAAGATCCGAGGATCAAACGGGTGCTAGAGGAAGCATGGGAAGAGACAGTGGAACACCTGTCGGAGGACATCTCAGCGTCAAAGCGATACGTGCTCAAAGGGCTGTTGGCACTAAGCAAGGGAGCCAAGCAAGAAGGTACGAAACTGAAAGCACTGGAACTGATGGGCAAAGCATCAGGGCTGTTCACCCCGACAGACGTACAAGACAAAGCAGTGGTCACCGCAGATCAATTAAAGAGAGAACTCGCAGGCCACATGAAGCTGTTAGAGAATGCCAAGGCATCAGTGCTTGATGTAGACGCAAAGCGTTTCACTAGTTTAAACAGTACGCCAGACGCTGTACATAACGTTGCACCAGACACGTTGCCAGACGTGGCACAGGGCGTTTAAACATGTGGCATACCCTTACCCCCACCGGTACCCGACCCCCACTTGGCACGATACGACACCCCTCCGCGCATTACGCTCTAATCCACACATCCAAAAGCCCCCATACAGAAAGCCCCCCATGTCTTTCCAAACGCAACACCCCCG